GTCCAAGGCGATTTAAGAAAATTGAATAGTATGTATTATCTATATATTAATAAACCAGATGTCTTTACACATGAAGTTCTTGATAATATTTTTCAAATTAAATCATATAATGATGATACAAAAAAAATAACTAGTAAACTTATTAACAATTATTATCCTATCGGAGAGCATAATAATATAATGAACGAAACTGATAGAACAAGTGTAGGATTATTATGGCATGAAAATATTATTGATATGATTGACAAAGTTGACAAGAAAATATCAATACCCTTTTATATAAATCAACTCGATAATATATGTTACGCTGATTACATAGATAGAATTACATTTCAAAAACAAATTTGGCAATTTAATGAAATGAGTTCTCTAATCAAGACATTTAAAAATAATAAAATGTATCATGACACATTTCCAAATAAAAAGAATAATGATATTGAAGTAAGATTCACTAAAGTTTTAACAAAATATTCTACTGAGTATAATAATTCACTATTTATACAAAAATTATGTCAAAAGCTAGGTATGGATAAAAAAGACTTATTTGGATTCTTTGTTGAAATTAATAATAATTTTGAAAATGCCGAAGTTATAAGTATGCTTGAAAATTACGAAATTAATAAATTAGATATTAATCGTATTTATCGTTATATTGAAAAATACATTAAGGAAAATGCGACAGGAATAACTGAAAAAGAAGTTGAAGAAGAAGATTATGAAGCTGAAGAAGATGAGTAATAAGTATTTAAAAATATATTTATATAAAATTTATATGAATATATTTATTTATGTTTTACAAATAGAAGTTTATACTGAGTTTTTAACGACGCTAGCATAGCTTCTACTGCTTGTTGAAAAAGAAGAACTTGAAACCTGTCTGCTAACATTGACGTCAGAAGTCTTGTTTTCATTCTTATCACTATTTAATTCAGCTAATCTTCTATCCCTTCTCTTTTCCCAATTATGAACTAAAAGAGGATCTACATCACATCTCAAATGATTCGCATAATGCTGTGGAGAAAAATAGAATAATGCGTTTGACTTATTCGCACTAGTACATTCACCAGTAGCCAAAACAACCTTAAAATATAATTCTTCATCCTTTGAACCAACAACATTAGGATAATATTCTCCGGTTTCAGCATCTCTAATACGACTACCAGTTCCAGAAGATGTATAAACTTCAATCTTCTTATTCCTTACTGAACCATCCTTTCTTACCACCTTTCTATAAATAACATTATATCCTCTGTCTTCCCTCTTTGTCTTTTCTAGCATATCTAATTGTGTTTCATCATAGTCATTTTGATCCACTGGGTTGTAAAAATCTTCCTGATACATATAATATTATAAATTATATATGTATATGTCTTTAAATTATTTTAAATAATATTTATTGTAAGCGGATCCTTCGGAGTAATGTCAATTTTATTTTCCTCTTTACGTTTTTCTAATTGTGACGCTATTAATTGTTTAATTTTATTGTTCAGATAATTAACTTGTTCTTTTAATTGGTTATTTTCAAATAAAAGATGTTGAATAACAGTTGATTGTTCATTTATTTTTTGTTGAGCTATTTGTGGGTTTGTTAGCATATTTATTTTATTTATAGTTTCTTGATATTCTGATTGTTGCTTCATTATTTGTTGAACTTTATTTTCGCGCTCTATTCTTAATTCAGCCAATTGTTTTTTAACATCTGGTTTATTCTCTGGTCTTCCTGGAGCATAATTATCCAATAATGTATCTATATCTTCCATAAAAAATTTTAATACATCTTGTTCTTTAACTAAATCCTTTGGTATTATAGGTGTATCATGAATATGTGGGCTTGGTAATTGTTGAAGCAATTCCTTTTTATCAAACGAATTATGATTATGCGAAAATACTAATATCGATTTCGAAGATTCTAGCTGGACGAATGGTATCTTATAATCTTTTAGAAATTTGCGTTCCTCTGCTACTGATGAACTTTCATCAAATCTCGTTTGACTTAGCAACTCTTTTTTAAAAGCAAATGTCGCTGCGGTAGCATGGTTCGGACCATATGGACCAAATTGATACATCTTATCTATGTGTTTAAAATAAATAAACATAGCACTTGAACCAGCACATAAAGCTTTGCTATCAGTTAGTTTATCTACCGCATGTTGAACTCTTTCAGGTGGATAATAATCATCATCATCCATATAAACAATTATATCACCCTTTGCCTTTTCATTTGTTACATTTCTTTTTTTCCCTAGAGTCATCTTCTCATCATATTTAAAATACCTAACATAAGGTAAATGCGCCACTAAATCTTCTATTTTATCAGTTCCATCATCTACAATAATCCATTCCATTTTATCTCTCGGATATGTTTGGTTTTCAAAACATTTAATAATTATTGGAATAAATGGTCTTCTATTAAATGTTGGAGTACATACACTCACAAATGGTTGTTTGGATGCCTTCGTTTTACTCTTATTTTTTCCCATAATAATATTTAAATAATAATTATTTAAGTATTATTTCAATCAAATTAAATACTTGATAAATTTTTATTTATTTTTTTTAATTGGTTAGTTAAATTAGCACCACCTTTTTGTCCGAATATTAAGTTATATAAAAAGCCATGTTTTTCTGATGATGGAGTTTTAAAGCTACATGTTTTTTTCGCTTGTTCATAACTTACCACAGGAGTCAAATTTACTTCTGAAATTGGCTTAAAAATATCTATTGAAATAACACCCCAATAAATTAAACCAATTGTTATAATTGAAAAAATACCAGGAGCTGTACCTAACTTTGAAAAAGCCAAAAATACTAAAAATATACTTATTAAACTTACTATAGTTATTTTATAATATTTCAAAACATTAGCAATAATACTTAATGATGATACTGGTTTACCATTTAATAAACCTTTATATAACAAGCACGAAAAACTCGTGTAAAATACTATAATAAAAGGAATTAATGATATGATTGGAAATCCTATAAATAATATTATCATAAATAAAATTACTAATCCTATCGCCAGACCATAATTAACTGGAGAAGTAATTCCAACATTTTCCCAATTAGGTTTTCCTTCGCCGCTTTGATTTGTGTTCGTTTTGAAAAACCAACTCATATTAGCAATCCATAAATAAATAAAATATAAACCATTTAACAAAATGCCAATAGAAAATAATATACCAACAATTATTGGACCTAAACCTATCAATGCTGCTTCAGGCATCGAATTCAAATAATTCATAATATTATTTATCATCGAATAGTCAAAGCTCATTAAATTCTCTACAATCGAAACAAAATAATTTGCTAAAAAATTAGAAGATGGTTTATTTTTATAATCTCTAAAAATATCTAGAATTTTGTTCTTTGAATTTTTATTATCATAAGGTATTTCTAATTTCATAGACATTTCTGGATCTGTAAATGTCGTAAAAATATTTGTTTGAATTTTCTCTATATTAGGTCTATTATCTGTATAAGGATAACAGTTTGGTTCAGTTGGTAATATATTTGATTGTGCTAATTTACATACAAATAATATTAAACTGCCGCTTGAAAAATATAATAGTATTACAGCAATAATTGCTATTAACGATATTATGAACCCTTGAATTTTTGAAGAAAAATTTATTGCTGAACTAGAAGAATCGCCTGATTTTTTGTTTTCAATAATACTTGTATCATTTGTAGTATCTGTCATTACTTATATTAAATTGATAAAAAAATTTAATATCAATTATTTATATGAAATTAACATTTAAGTCTTTATTTTGGCCTGTTTTGTCTTTAATATTATTATATACTATTTTTAAAACTATTGATTATTTAGCTGCGGAAAATTATATTATAGAATGTTTCCAAAATCAAGAAAGTGATAAAACTAGTCATACTGTAAATATACCATTAACAACTACACATAGTTGTCAAAATTTTTGTGGACCTACTGCTAGATGTAGCGTAACCGGACAGCAATGTTTTACAGATGTTGATTGCCCTGGTTGTAAGCCATATTCGCCTCCATCAGCTAAGTTATCAAATGATGTTCCACCTTCTAATGATGCTGGTAAATTAACTGTTGGTGTAACTCCAACATATTCGCCTTTAACAAGTGGTTATGGCACAAGAGAACGAATTGTCACAGATGACTTATATGGTAAGCCAGCACAACCTAATTTTGGCGTAAATACATGGCGTAAATCGTTTGATGAAGGTCGAGATTTATTTAACAAACGTTATAAACCAGGACAACTACAATATATGCCTCAATATCAACCTATGTATAGTATAACAGGTGAATTTCTAGGGGATGGTCCATTACCGTCTAATTATTGAACCTTCTAATTATTGATTTTATCTATGACAATTTCTTTTGCGATATTTTTAATAATTTTGTCCTGCTTTTCAATGTCATTATTTCCACTGCCTCCTAACGCTTCAATAACTAATTTACTATAATGATCAGCATATTTCGAATCGCTATAGTTACAACCTGGATGAAGGTCTTTAAATTTTGGAAGAAGTTTTTCATTTTTATATGCGACCGTTTTTATTGCCTTTCGAAGTTTCACCTTCTGTTCATTTTCTTTTTCCCATTTATCATCGTCTTTAATGTAAATAACTTCGCGTTTTTTATCAGCGCAATGTACTGGTCGTTTATGGACATCTAGAGCCTTCAAATTTTTGACAATAATTTTTGAAATTCCCTCTACAAATCCTAGTTTACCAACTTCTTCTAAATCTGATAATTGTAGTTGGAGAGAATCTACAAATTCGGTTATATTCATGGCATCTTTACAAGTCTCATTTAAAAATACATTAAGATTAAATGTTTTATTATTGTTGAACGAGTTTGAATTATTGATTTGCGTATTATTTGTTGTATTTCCACACATTTCTACGAGCCTATTTGTAAGCTCTTGATTTTGTTTATATGCTTCCGATGTTTTTACCGTTAATTCTGTATTTAATGTTACTAATTCTTTATTCTGTTTTACAACTTCTAATACAAGATTGGTAAGAGAGTTAACATCATTAAAATTATTATGGTCTGTGGCGTTTTTGGCGCAAAATTGCGCTTTTTTATGCCTTACCAAACCTGACTGATGACTATAATATTTTCCGCATTCACAGACGTATTTATCGTTTGGCGTAATTTCATTACCATTTTTACCATTTTTACCATTTTTTTTACCATTTTGATGTTTAGATGTCATTAGGTGTCTGTTCCAATCACTTTGTTTACAGCATCCAAAGTCACAATTTTCGCATATAAATTTTCGGGCGTTTTTTGGCGTAAAATTTTTACCATTCATGTATATAAAATGATAAAAAAAAACGCCTAAATCCTTTTTTTTAAAAAATATATATTTTTTTTACAATCATAAATTTTTTTAATACAGTTTAATTTGTGACGATAAATTTTCATTATCGTAAGAATAAAAAATCGGTCAGTAAGAAGGATTTTGGCTTTTCATTTTTGGACATTTTTTTTGTCCATTTTGAAAAAGTTCAGATACTTTGCAGTTTTTAAAAAGAAATTTTTTCCCTTCATGTGTAGTGAATAAAAATTGACAAAATTTCCCGAATTTAAAGAAATTCCCTTCATAATGTAGTATATCGCCTCTTTAAGTATAAAAAATATATATTATAATTTTACTAATTCCATAATATTCATTTTTTATTTATAGTATATTTATTTCTCTTACCTTTTCTTCGCTCAGTCTTTCTAGTTTTACGGTTTCTATAAATTTTTTTCGTTTTTCTATTACCTGATTTTCTGATTTTTCTATACTTTTTTGTTCCTCCTACTCTTGGTGAAACCATTGCTTGTAACGTTATATTAAACGGTGGATTTTCTAAACTGGATAATACAACAGAACCATCCGTATATATTTTTCCCTTGTAAATAAACTTAACATTTTGATTGGTTGAAGTAATTAGATTTTCTGATACCAACTTTTCTAATAAAGCAGTTTTCATTTCTTCTATTGTAGTTGTTTCTGTTACAGGAAATGAAAAGGTATATGTTTTATATTGTATCTTGAGTTCTCTAGTTTCGGTTGCTTCTATAGGTTGTTCTGGTAATACTTCTGTTTCACCATAAACAGGAACTGCTTTAATTATATTGTAAACATCTCTTGCTTTTCCTTCCTGACAATAATCCGCACCAATTCCACCTGCTCCGTCTAGATATGCCTGTGATATAATAGCTGGGAATCTAGTTGTTGATTTATTTAAATAAAATGTATTAGATGTTCTATCCGACATAATATCACGAATTTGTTGTACATCCACTAATATCTGTAATCCGAGTAAAGCCGACATAGTTAAATATTTTTTATTGCGAATAATATTGTTATCTAATGTAAAACTTAGTTGATTTCCAGCTTCTTTACATCCGAATTTAATATTTTGTTTATTATTGAATTGTGTCAATATTTCTTGTTTAGATATTAAAAAATAACTATCATTTATTTTAAAACATAAATTATCTCTTGAACGTTTTAAATAATCATCGATTTTAACAGTCTCTTGAAGCATAGCATTAAATCCATTAGCATTTAAGTTAAATTGTTCTGGTGGTTGTGGTGGTTGTTGTGGTTGTTGTGGTTGCGATGGTTGTTGTGGTTGTGGTGGTTGTGGTGGTTGCGGTGGTTCTGGACGTTGTAATCCCAATTCTTCTAACATTCTAATTACATCTGTCATGTTATTTTGTATTGCGTATTTAAATGCGCTATTACCTTTCTTATTAACTTTTTCAGGTTTAGATTTTCTCGTTTGTATTAAAGCTATTGCTAGTTCTGACATATTATTTTCACAAGCATATATCAATGCTGTATTTCCTTGCTTACCAATTTTTTCAGGTTTAGATTGTCCGGTTTGTATTAAAGCCATCGCTACTTCTGGCATATTATTTTTACAAGCATATATCAATGAGGTTGTGTTTTCATAGTCAACTTGTCCTGGTTTAGATTGTCCGGTTTGTATTAAAGCCAATGCTACTTCTGGCATATTATTTTGACAAGCAAATGCCAACGCTGTATTACCAAGCCTATTTACTTGTCCCGGTTTGGATTCTCCAGTTTGTATTAAAGCCATCGCTACTTCTGGCATATTTTTTTCACAAGCAAATATTAATGCGGTATTTTTGTTTTCTTCTTCATCAACGTGTCCTGGTTTAGATTCTCCGGTTTGTAGTAAAGCCAGCGCTACTTCTGATACCTTTTGTTTACACGCCCACATCAATGCGGTAAAATGTTCATCGTCAACTATACCAGGATTAGATTGTCCAGTTTGTATTAAAGCCATTGCTAAGGGTTTATTACCAGACCAACAAGCCCATCTTAATGCGGTAATTTGTCTTCTATTAACCTGTTCCGGTTTAGATTCTCCAGTCTCTATTAATGCTAATGCTGCTTCTGTATGCCAATAGTGTTGAGACGCAATTATTAATGCTGTATCACCATCATTATTTACTTGTCCCGGTTTTGATTCACCTGTTTGTATTAAATCAATTAT